TATCATTCTTAAGAGTTTAGTTATGTCTAACGGGGGTCTTCCGTCAGGCATTTTTATTACTCTCTTATCTAATAATATTTCCAATTCAATTTTAATAAGATTAGCTTGGCTTAATTCTCCAGCTTCTATATATAAGGAGCCTAAGAAAAATCTAGATAGATTTGAGCTTATGGTTGTCTTTTTTGCGATGGGAGACGATAATTTGTATTCTTTGGCAAAGGAGATTTCTGAAGTTTTTAATTTTGAAACTATACTGGAATATTTTGGATCAGTAGGAATCACTTATACTAATCCACAGAAAACTGATGAGGTTTATAAATATGTAGATATATCTAAGGCTTCTATTATTAAACGCTCTTGGGTTTGGAGTGATGAGTATAATAGGTATATGGCTCCTGTTGAGAAAGCTAGCATAGGTAAAATGCTGACTATGACTTTAAATACAGGACCAATGACGGTTAGTCAGCGTCTTTATTCAGCGTACATTAGTATGCAGTTTGAGATGGTCCAGTATGGTAGAGATGAGTATGAAAGAATAGTTCCTATAATACAAGATTTGTATAACAGTGCAGGGATCAATTACCCTCATAATTATACTTATGATACTGTAATGGATCGTATTCTCAACGGTAATGTGCCTTGGGTTTCTCAATTATATGATATTGATTATGAGATTGAGTTAGACCATACGAGTGCTAATTCTCCTTCAGAGCCTATCACTTGGCGTAGTACGCTTCCAGAGCATAATGCAATGCACTTTGTTGGATCGGAAATATGTCTTAGAGCGTTCCATATTAAGCTTATGGAATCTTGTATGCAATCGGTCTCTCCTCATTCTTTGGATAGAATGATTAATACCATGGATTCTCGCTTTTCAAATAATGAGAGATATACTATGGTTCGTGATCAGCTAATTTTCTCGTATAAGGAACGTATTCATGAAGCAATTTTACATTCTAGTTTTAGATCCCGATCTGAGCAGCGTAGATATAATTATTTTCAGTTATTCGATATATTCGTCTATCAAATCCAATTGCTAGTAGCGTATTTTATAAAGTATCTGACAGATAAATTTCCTTCCTTACCGGGTAGGAGAGTGTTTATAATCTTTACGGATTGTCTTCTACTTTTTAGAAATGCTATGAGGGTGATAGCGGTCTACCTTGTCGTTTGTATTCTCTTTAATACTATTCAAATTTATGGAACAATTTTTGGCGAGTATATTGAAGTTTTAAATGCTTTGGCTACGGTTATTTATTGTTTTTATAATTTTCCTCATGAAGAGATCGATCAAAGAATAGCAGTTATTAATATAGTTGCTTTTTTAATTTATTGGGTGAACATTTATACTGCTTATTTTGGCAAATGCATTGCTTTTTTTAATATCATGGGTCTTTTTATACATTGGGCTTATGTCGATCCTTTTAACTATAGCATTTTGCGATTTATACTGTTGCTTTTTCTCTCATCCATTATCTCAATTTTCCAGAAGAATGATCTTCACTATGCGGCAAGTTTGGTAAACTTGCTTTCTATGTGTTGGGTCGTCTCTATGGAATCGGGCCGCTATTAGCGGTTCCAAACAGCTAAGATGTGATGCTGTTGCTAATCATCCGCTCTGTGTGATCATCCGAACGTCGAAATCATCAATGAAGACGTTTAGGAAAGCTGCAGAGTAAGAACGGGAGAGTTTTTCAGCTCTATTGGGATAGTGTGTGCCCGTTACAAATATATAGGCTACATTCCTTGATGTATGCGCTTAAACGTCCTTTTGGGCGGGGTTCCCTGACGTAGGATCCAAAGCGTGAAATTTACCGCGTTGCTGATAATTCTAAGAACGGTGCCGAGAGCACCAAAACCGATGAAATTGTTGATATTTTGTCGGATATTAAACCTCAACAACAAGAGGAGACCGTTAACTTTGTGTCGCGTAAAGAAATATACGGTGTTGAGGTGGATAACCAAATCGCGATGTTTGATGATGGATATACTGAGAAATCGAGTTTAGGGGCTTCTATTGAGAGGCCCATTCTCGCCTATCAGTACACTTGGGATTCGAACGCTCCTGGGATTAAGGTTTTCTTTGATCCTTGGACAGCATGGCAAACAGACTCCTTTATTAAGTCTAAACTGCAAAATTATGCCTATCTTAGGTGTAATCTTCATGTTAAAGCTGTTCCTGCGTGTTCAAATTTCCAATGGGGGAAATTAATGATTAATTATATCCCATTTGGTTCTCAGGCGAATACTTCTTATCAAGCTGCTGCAACTACTTGTTATGGGTCGGGAGCAACCAATTCTAAAGAGGCGGTTGTTCAGCATTTATCTACTTACCCAATTACTGGGTTTATAAATGCGGCTGATAATAATGTTGTTGAGCTTGATTTACCTTTCATCTATCATCGAACCTTTTTGCCTATTAATGGAACTGACGTAGAATCTTTAGACAGAATCACTCTTGGAGAAATTTCAATCTTTCCAATGAATGAGCTTTGTACTATGAATGCTGATGTTACTGAAACTGCAACCATCAAATTTTATGTATGGGCTACTGATGTACAGTTGGCGGTTCCTACTAATTTCATTCAAACTAGTTTTCTAGGTGATGAATTTAGTGATTGTATTTTCGAACAAACTTCTTATAAAAAGAAGAAGTATTCAGTTACTGCCAAAGGTGTGTCTGAAGTCGAAGATGTAAAAGCGGGAGTTATCTCGGCTCCTGCTACGGCGATTGCTAATATTGCCGGACGTCTTACTGATGTTCCCTTTATAGGTCCTTTTGCCAAGGCCACAGAGATTGGCGCTGACGCTGTCAGTACTATTGCAAAGCTCTTTGGTTTTTCTAACCCTTCTATGAATGTTACTCCTGTACCACGTTCTCTTAGGTTGTATCGTAATCTCGCCAATATTATTGGCCAGGATACTTCTGAGAAGCTCTCTCTTGATCCTAATCAGGAGTTAACTATAGATCCTAGAGTTACGGGTTGGACAGGTGCTGATGAGTTAGTAATTGGCAATATTATCTCGAGAGAGCAATGGTTGACTAAAGGAGTTTGGGCTGGTGCTGTAGGCCAGTTTGCTGCTCCTAATACTACTTTGATTTGTGCTGCCCTCGTTAATCCTATTCAGACAAGAGTGTGTTCTGCTTATGGGGTCACTCCAACGAGACAAGCAATTCAAAATTCTCCTGCTGGTCATATTGCTAGACTTTTTAAGTATTGGAGAGGTAAGATGATCTTTCGTATTGAAGTTGTTGCATCACCTTATCACAATGGTACTCTCATTATTCAATTTGAGCCAGCTGTGAATGTTAATGCTTTGTCTAAATCAGATTTCAATTATGCTGATGTGGCAACTCGTCAGACCATTATTATGGATATATCTGAGACTAAAGAAATTGAGGTCGAAATTGATTTTGTGCATCAACGTCCTTTTCTTCAAACTCGTGATATTATTTATCAGACTTTTGAGCCGGCTGGTATTGCCTCTACCTCTATGAGTCTTGAATCAGTTTATAATGAGAATAATGATTTAGGTTTTATTACTGTGTCAGTTCTCAATGAGCTTACTGCTCCTGGTAAAGTTTTTTCTAATCCAGTGAGTAAAGCGAATGCTTCTGTTGATGTCAATCTTTGGTGTCGATGTGACAGTGAGATGACTTTTGGTCAACCAGTCAGCGGTTGGGAGGGAGATTATTTTGATCCTACATCCTTTTCTGCTTCAACAGCGACTGGTCTTACTGAATTTGAAACAGTAGTTCTTAATAAAGCTGAGGATACTAAAACAATGAATTTAACCTGCTTTGGTGAGAGAATTGTTTCTCTCAGATCTCTATTAAAGCGACCTACAATGTCTCAGTACAACGTTTTTGCTTCTGGAGCTGGTTTGAATTCACAGTATTATGTTCAAGCTTTTTACCCTCATTTTCCTCCTCAGAGAACTCGTACGGTGTCCGGTCGATATCGGTTATGTTATGAAAGCTATCTCTCTCCTTGCTTCTTAATGAAGCGAGGTGGTATGAGACATAAGATCTATCTTAACAATTCCGCTCCTGTCGACGGTCTCTCTACTACAGTTGCTCCCGGAAGTACTGGGATGGCTATTCTGAGTCGTCAAGCTTCAGATACCACCAAGTCGGTTGTTCCTACAGCTAATTCCTCTGCTTTACCAGGTAGAGACACTTTTATAGCTGCAGTTAGCACTGGTTCTACAGGCCAAATGATAACTGATTTAGGTTACAATCCGTCACTTGATGTAGAGTCTCCTTTCTACTCCTCAACCAGAT